CGCTTTCAAGACGGCTAGGGGGGAATAACGGACGGGGGGGGTCCGATTTTCTAAGCGGGGCGACTTTTGTAGACCAGCCCGTAATTTTGCATATTTTTGGGGGCGTGTAGGCAGAGGGTATTCGATGGGGCGGCGGCCGAAGGCGAAGCCGGAGAGGGCAGCGGATCGTGAGACGGGGCAGCTGTTGACTGTTGCGCCGCCGCCGCCCAAGGGGTTGGGGCAGGTAGGGCAGGAGTATTGGCAGCGGCTGACGACGTCGCTGGTCGAGACGAAAAGTTTGACGGCGCAGATGCTGGTGCCGATCGAGGCGCTGTGTGGGCAGTGGGAAATCTACTGCCGGTGGAAGTGGTGGCTGCAGGCGAATTGGGATCGTTGGACGACAAAGGCGCCCAGCGGCTACGAGATGGAATCGCCGCAGGTGCGTTTCTGCAAAGACGCTTTGGCGGAGTGTAACAAGCTGTGGAAGCTGTTGCGGTTGACGCCGGAGAAGGCGGGGACTCAGGACGTTGGGAGCGTGTTCGACGTGGCGGCACAGAAGGGGATCGGGGACGAGGAAAATCGGCCGCCAAGATGACTCGAAATGGGGCGAAGATGGCACGAAAAGGGAGAATTCTGGACCCCTTCCTTGGCAGCGGCACAACCCTAATCGCCGCCGAGAACCTCGGCCGCCGTTGCTTCGGAATCGAGATCAGCCCTGCCTACTGCGCCGTCATCCTCCAGCGGTTTCAGGATGCGTTTCCGGGGCAGGAGATCAGGCGGGCCGATTGATGGCGCGGCAATCGACGAAGCTGCTGGAGTTGAAGCGGTGGGCGCGCCGGCGGGGGTGGTCATCGTGGTTGCGGCGTGGCGAGGGGGAAGAGGCGGACGAGCGGGCGCTGTTGTCTGGGCACTGGTTCAATCCGCAGCGCGGGGAACATGCGGTCAAGTGGATTGAGCGGTACTGCAAGCTCGTCGAGGGGGCTTGGCGGGGGCATGATTTCCGGCTGCTCGATTGGCAGTGGGATCTTCTGATGCGGCTCTTCGGTTGGGTGCGGTGGTCAACCGAATGGGAGCGGCACGTCCGGCGGTTCCGCTGGCTGTACTTGGAGGTGCCAAAGAAGAACGGCAAGAGCCCGATGCTGGCGGCGATCGGGGCTTACCTGCTGTTCGGCGACGGGTGTCACTCGGCCCGCATCTATTCCGTCGCCACGTCGAAGAAGCAAGCCCAGATCGTCCACGGGGCGGCAGTCGATATGGTGCGGGCTTCGCCGGAGCTGACATCCGTATCGCGGATCCGGACGCAGGACGGCTACCTGGTGGTCGAGTGTCCGAAGACGGGCGGCAAGTGGTCGATCGCCGCGGCCGACGCGAAGACGGCGGACGGGGTCAACGGGCATTGCCTGGCGGACGAGCTTCACCGTTGGACGGATTGGGAATTCTGGAACACATTGCGATGGATGCTGGCCGCGCAACCGGAGGGGCTCTTCGCCGCGATCACGACGGCAGGGGCGGACATGCAAAGCATCTGCCGGACTCAGTACGAGAAGACGCTTGCGGTCAATGAAGGCCGGATGCAGGACGACCAGTTCTTGGGGAAGATTTTCGCCGCCGGGCCCAAGGACGACCCGCACGACCAGCGGACCTGGTTCAAGGCCAATCCGAGCTTGGGCAAGACCAGGTCGTCTATTCTGAAGTTGTCTGATTTCCGTGGCGACTATCACGCGGCCACGCAGGACCTGACTCAGTGGGACGAGTGGAAGCGGCTGCGGCTGGGGGTCTGGAAGACGGCCGAGGCGGCTTGGCTCTCGCAGGTGGGCGGCATCTCGGCCTGGGACGCTGGGGCGTCGGCCCGCAAGGACCGGGCGGAACGAATCGACTGCCACGAGTCTTTTACCCTGGCTGGGCTGCGCGAGCGGGGGCTCGCATGCTGGGCGGGATTCGACGGGGCCACGCATCACGACACGACGGCCTTTGTGCTCGTGTTCTCAGATCCGTCCGCGGAGCCGGTGCCGGCCGACGCGACGGCGGAGCAGGTGGCGGAACAAAGCGAGATAGTTCGCATTGTTCCGTACTATTGGCTTCCGGAAGCGGAGGCGATGCGGCTGGGCGCGAAGGTCCCGTACCAGTTTTGGGCGGACGCTGGGCACATCCGATTGACCTCCGGTGACGCGGTCGATTATTCGCAGGTGAAGGCGGACATCCTGACGATTTGTGATGGGCTGAAGCTACAGGGGATCGCCTTCGATCCGCTGTTTCAGTCGGAGCAACTGACGCAGGAAATCTCGGCCGAGACGGGCGCGGATCGGCACGAGTTCCGACAGGTGATTACTCAGTTCTCGCCGCCGATGAAAACGCTGGCGAGACTGATCGCGGAAAGGAAAGTTCGGCACAACGGGCACCCGATCTTCACTTGGCAACTGGGGCATCTGGCGTGCTACGAAGACTGCAACGGCAACCAGCGGCCGGTGCGGCAGAAGCAAGGTGACTGCCGGACGATCGACGGGCCGGTGGCTGCGATCATGGGGCTGGGCCTGATGCTCGACTCGCAGACGGCGGACAGGCCGACCTGGTACGACGACGACAAAAACGAAGTGGAGTTTCTGTGATGTTTGGATGGCTTCGGAATCTGTTGCAGCGTTCGCTGAGCGACAACAAGGGGCCGTTCTGCATCACGGACCCACGATCGTGGGACACGTTTTTCGTGGGGCAATCGACCGATGCCGGCGAGCAGGTGACAGCCGAAAAGATGGTGGGCGTGGCGGCCGTTTGGCAGGCGGTAGGGATGATCGCCGGCGACGTGTCCAAGCTGCCGCTGAATGTTTTCCGCCGCCGGGGCAAGGACCGGGAAGAGGACCGCAACCATCCGGCCAGTTTGCTGATCCGGCCGGACTGCTGGGCGGGCCCGGAGCACGAGCTGTCCTCGCTCACTGTCTGGCGGCGGCTGATGATTCACGCGCTGATCTGGCCGCGGGGCTACGTGCTGATCGACCGTGACGAGCGGGGGAATCCGATCGGGCTGAGCAATCTTCTGCCGGACCGCACGGAGCTGAAGACCACGGAGAGCGGGCGGCTGGTGGTCGTCTCGCAGATCGACAGCCGATACTACGGCTTCAATCCGACCGACGTAATCATGCTCGAAAACATTGCCTTCGATTCGGGCGAGTGCGATTCATTCGGGCCGCTGAAGAGCGCGAAAGAGAACATCGGGATGCAGCTCGCCAAGCGGAAATTCGGCGGCAAGTTCTACTCGCAGGGATGCCACGCTGGCGGCTGGCTGGAGGTCCCGCCAGGTGCGAGCGACAAAGCGCGGCAGAAGATGGAGGAGGGGCTCAAAAAGAAGAGCGAGCCGGAGAACTGGTTCCGGGCCCTGGTGTTGCGCGATGGGTTCAAGTGGCATTCGACAATGGTTGCCCCGGCCGAAGCTCAGTCGTCGGAACTCGACGAGGCGGAGGTCCGCAATGTGGCCAGGTTCTACCGAATGTCGCCGTCTCGATTGGGCGTCAAGGAATCCATTTCGTACAACAGCGAAGAGGCGGCACGCCGGGCGTATCACGACGAGACGCTCTCTTTCTGGTTGAAACAGCTCGCCACGGAATGCACGCTCAAACTGCTGACGGAGTATCAGCGTGATACGCATTTTATCGAGCACAACATCCATGCTCTGAACTGGGCCGATACGCAGACGCTGATCAGTGTCGGCGTGCAAGGGGTGACGAATGGCATTTGGTCACCGGACGAAGTACGGCGCTGGTTCAATTACTCGGCCTGGCCGGGCGGGATCGGGGAGAAACCGTTCCAGCCGATGAACATGCAACTGCTGGGCGAAGAGCCGGAGCCGGAGCCTGAGCCGGAGCCTATGCCGGAGCCGGAAGACGACGACGAAGAAGAAGAAACCGAAGACGAAGGGGATACCGATGGAGATGGAACGGAGAACGATTAGCAGTGAGCTGTCCCGGCTGGAGATCCGCGAGGACGGCCAGCCGCCGCGTATTGAGGGATACGGGGCGGTCTACTTTCGGGCCGACGATCCAGGGACGGAATACCGACTGTGGCAGGACACCTACGAGCGGATCATGCCCGGCGCGTTCGACGAGGCCGTCAAGGCCGATGTTCGGTCGCTCTTCAACCATGACCCGAACATCATCTTGGGGCGCAATCGTGGCAACGCGGCCACGCTGCGATTGACGTCGGACGCGACCGGGCTTCGCTACTCCGTCGAGCCGCCACAGACGGCACTGATCCGCGACCAGGTGCTGGAGCCGATCCGCCGCGGCGACGTGTCAGGATCCTCATTCATGTTCCGTCCGACGAAAGTCGTCTGGGTGGAAGAAGACCGCGACGGCCGGACGGTGGATGTTCGCGAGTTGCACGCGGTGGAACTGTTCGAAGTGGGCCCGGTCACCTTCCCAGCCTACGAAGCGACCTCGACGGGCGTCCGGTCTACGGAGCGGGCAGCGATCGAATCCGAGCGGCGGGAGTGGCGAGAGCAGCGGCAGATCGACTTGCAACAGGAAGCGGCGCGGCAGCGGAAGATTCGCGAGATGGAGGCAGAAGTCGCGTTGACCATGGCGCGGCTGTGACGGCGTGAAAGGTAGGGGCGTGGATCGGTTTGCCGACTGGACGTGGATTGTGTTGGGATGTTCGCCGCTGGCACGCGAGGCTTACGCTACGGCGCGGCGGGACTTTCCTGGGGCGCCTGTCATCACCTGCAATCGGGGTTTGCAGATCGAACCGAACCCGGATTTCTTTTTTCTGTCCGATCAGCTCGCGTGCAAACTTTTCGCCGAAGGCGGCAAGACCGCGTCGAAGCGAGGCAAGACGAAACGGATTACGCTCCGCCGCGATCCGCAGGCCATGAAGATGCGGACGGTCGACGATTTCGAGATCGTCTATCGCGAGGGGTATCCGTTCGAGCCGTTCCAGACATCGGGGATCTGGTGCGTCGAGTATGCGATCCGCGTGGGGTTGGCCCGCCGCGTGGTGCTGTGCGGCATGGACGGCTACCGGCCAGACTGTCCCGGCCAGGATTACTTTCTAGGGGCGTATCACTACGAGCCGAATGACGGTCTGCAGAAGGATCTCACGAAGACCGTCGTCGAACCGCTCACAAATCGAATCGCGTTGAAGTATCCGGAAATCGAATTCATTCAGGTGGGGGAGCCATGTTACCAAGTCAACAGTCAGAACTGGCACGTCGTACCGCCGCAGCCGTGATTCCTGCCCGTGGCGGAAGCAAGGGGATTCCGAGAAAGAATCTAGCTCTGTGTGCCGGGAAGCCACTCCTGGTCAGGGCGATCGCAACGTGTCAGCAGTCCCGGTTGCTGCGCGGGGTCTGGGTTTCCACGGAGGACGACGAAATTGCCGCCGTGGCTCGGGCCTGGGGTGCGGGGGTGATTCATCGGCCGGCTGAGTTGGCGACAGACGAGGCGTCGAGTGACGACGTGCTATTACACGCATTGGACTTTCTCCCGGACGATCTGACGACGCTGGTGTCTGTGCAATGCACCGCGCCGCTGCTGACTGCGGCCGAGCTAGACCTGGTGATTGAGCGGCGGGAATCGCAGCGGGCCGATGTGGTTGCGGCCATTGCTCCGGCGCACGAGTGGCAGGTTGCGATCATCGGCGATCGGCTGCAGGGGCTGGGCTACGTGCTGTGCGGCGAGAAGTCGAAACGCCGGCAGATCCTGCCGCCGCGCTACCGGCTGGCCGGTTCCGTCGTAGCAATCGAAATCGAATCTTTCCGCTACCGCGGCTACACCTTCTCAGCCGACACTATTCCCTTTTTCGTGGCTGAGACAATCGACATCGACACGCCGAATGACCTCGCTTTGGCTGACGCGATCTTGCGACAGCGAGAATCCAATTCGCCGCAAGCAACAGAGCGCGCTAGTCCGTCGGCAATCCAATATCCGCTGTAAAGGCGGAGATCGGATTGCGGTCCCCGCGGAAATCAACCATCCAACGGGGACTGAAAAATGCGGAAGCTCATTCTCAGTGACGGCGAATTTTCTCCCGCGAGCATCAAGGAGCTTCGCGAAAAGCTGGGGCAGATTGAGGCGGGATTCGAAGAACTCAACAAGTCCTTCAATGAGCGAAAGTCGAAGCGAGACGCCGGCGAGGATGCGCCGCTGTGGGCGGACGGCGAAGAGGCCCGATTCAACGGGCTGAAGGCTGACAAAGAAATCGTGCAGGCCCGCATCGCCGAAGAGGAAACCGCGTTGCAGCTGGAAGCCTCCCGCGCGATGGCTCGCGGCAGCGATCGGCAGACGCGGCCGGCGAGTCGCGATACGGCCGATGGGCGGATCGAAGTTCCCTATCGTTTCCGCCGCCAGGCAGAGCGGTCCGTCTTCCAAGGTCCCGATGCGGCCCGCGACGCCTACGAGGCCGGCCAGTGGGTGCTGGGCGTGCTGTGCGGCCGTCAAGACGCGATGCAGTGGTGCCGCGATCATCTGCCTGAAGAGCACCGGGCAATGGCTGTGGGCGGCTTCGGCACGGGAGGCGCCCTGGTCCCGGATGCGTTTCGGGACACGATTATCGACCTCGTCGAGCAATACGGCGTGGCAGCGGCCGAGTGCGAGATCGTGCAAATGGCCGCCGACGTGGTCAACTGGCCGCGGGTCACCGGCGGCGTCACGCTGTACGCGATCGGCGAGGCGGACACGCCCACGGAATCGACGCCGTCGTTCGATGGCATCGGGCTGGTCGCCCGCAAGTGGGGCGCGCTGGTCAAGTACTCCAGCGAGTTGAACGAATCGGCCGTCATCAGCATCGCCGATTTCCTGGCGCGGAAAGTTGCCGAAGCTTGGGCGTACAAACTCGACCAGTGCGTCTTCCTGGGTGACGGCACGAGCACTTATCACGGGATCGTCGGCCTCAAGAACGCGTTGCAGGACGGCAGCGAGTATACGGCGATCACCGGCAACACGGCATTCTCGACGCTCGACATGGCCGACTTCGAGAGCATGATCGGCAAGCTCCGGACGTGGGCCGAGCGCAACGCCAAGTGGTACATCAGCAAGGCCGGCTGGGCGGCCAGCATGATGCGGCTGGCGGACGCGGCCGGCGGCAACACGGTCGACCACATTGCCGGCGGTCCGGCGGTGCGGACGTTCCTGGGCTATCCGGTCGTCCACACGCAGGTCATGAATTCGACCCTCACCGCGCAGACCAGTACGGAAGGGCTCTGCTATCTGGGCGATCTCCGCGGCGGTGTGGTACTGGGCATGCGCCGCGACATCCGGATGCGGACGCTGGGCGAACTCTACGCGGCCAGCGATCAGATCGGCTTCACCGCGTTCGTGCGGCACGACGTGAACGTGCATGACGTCGGCACGAGCACCGTGGCCGGCGGGATCATCGGACTCGAAACGCCGGGCAGCTAACCCCGACGATTGCTTTGGTTCACCTGTTCAGTAACTGAAACCGGATCACTAGGGGAAAAGAAAAATGCTTGGCAACCCGCTGCAGCAATGCAAGTTTATCAACGTCCTGCCGCCCGTGGCGATCAAGGACGGCGCGGCCTGGACGACCACGGAAATCGACTGCAAGGGCTGGGACTATCTGGTGATCGTCTTCGCCCTGGGGGCGACGGACATCGCACTCGCCGCGCTGAAGGTCCAAGAGTCCGACACGTCAGGGAGCGGCTTCGCCGATGTGACGGGCTTGATCTGCGGCACGTCGAAGACGATCGACGGGGCAACTTCGGCGCTGATGTCTGCCACGGACGACAACAAGCTGACCGCGTTCGAGATCGACTTGACGAAGCGCAAGCGGTACATCGACCTATCGGCTACGGCCGGCAACGGCACCGCGGGCAGCTACGCCGCGGCGATCGGGATCCTGTACCGCGCGAAGGACATCCCGGTCAGTGCGAGTGAGCGCGGTTGCGACGAAATTCTGCGCGTGTGATCGGCGGGATTGGTTTCTCCTTGCGAAGCCGGACGGTCGACTGAGCCCGGCCGTCCGGCTTTTTTTTGACTCTGACATTCTGGGGGCGGAATGGCAAAGGTGCGACTGCTGAAACATTGGCGGAATTTCAAGCCGGGGAAAATCTTCACGGACCTGCACGAGGGATCGGCCAACGAGTTGATTCGCCGCGGCCGGGCAGAGCGGCTACCCGACGACGACCAGGAGATGACGCCGGCCAATCGCAGCGAGGTTGAAACGGCCAGCCGCAGACCGGGGCGGCCGCGTAAGCTGGCTCCCAACTGAACGAGGTGAGCCGTGGGCTACGCGCTAAAACTCGTCACGCCGCCGACTGAGCAGCCGGTTACGCTCGACGAAGCCAAGAAGCAGGTCGAGATCGCAACATCCGTCGAGTATCACGACGATCACCTGCAGCGGCTGATTAAGGCGGCGACCGAGGCGGCACAAGTCCGGGCCGGCCGGCAAATCCTGACAGCCACCTATCGCCTTACGCTTGACGAATTCCCGGCAGAATCGGACAGCCGGATCCTCGTCCCCATGCCACCGTTGCAATCGGTGTCGTCGATTGCGTATTTGGACAGCAACGGCGTTTCGCAAACGCTGGCCACGACCTACTACCGTGCGCTGACGGACCGGGAGCCGGGCGAGATCATCCTCCGCTACGGCCAGACGTGGCCTTCGACCTACGACGAGCCGCAGGCCGTGACGATCAACTACCTGGCGGGAATCGCCGATACAGCGGCCGAGCTGGGCGACAAGGATGAGTGGATCAAAGAAGCGATCTTGCTCCTGGTGCAGGCGTTTTGGTTGCGAGACTTCGGCCAGGTGAACGGCAAGATTTTCGAGCGGGTCGATCAAATTTTGGAAGCTCATCGGTGTGGGGACGATTTCTTTCAATATGGGGAGGAATAACAAATGAGAGTGTCGCGAAACTTCAAGGCGGCGTTGCAACAGGCGGCGGAAGATGCCTGCCAGGCTGGCGAGATCAGCCGCTGGGAATTGGCTCGCGTGCGGTTGGCGATCGCGTTTCGCCCGCGTGCTGTGGCGGAAGTTCAAGGGTGCGTCGTAGACGAGGCTTGCCGGGCCGGCAAGATGAGTGCCGACGCGGCCGCCGCGGCGGACGGCGACGGGTTCGATTGGAACGCGCTGTTGGAGTTCATCCGAAACCTGCTGCCGTTGATCCTCGAAATCATCAAAATCTTTTCGGTCTGACGGAGGGCGTCATGCGGCGCATCGCACCTACCGCGGCGGTCCTGTTGCTGGCCGTCGCGCTCGCCAACGCGGGCGAGACGACAATTCGAATCCAGACACGCGACAGCAGCCCCGCCGATCTGAAGATGATCGGGCCGGCCGTGGCCGACGTGGGGAAGCCTATCACGATCGTCGTTACCGGCTTGCCGGAAGTAGATTTGTCGAAGACGATCGGTGAACAGGTCAAGTGGGTTGACCTGCTGCGGTTCGACGTGAGTTGCCCCGACGACGCGAAGCCTGCCGAGCTGGAGAAAGAGCTGGTGATGAGTGTCTCGCCGTGGCAGTGGAAGCTGCGGTTGACGCTCGTCTGCCCCGTGGCTGGGGCTTACGTCGTCGTCTGCGATTGGAACGAGCCGCCCTTTGGATTGGCCTTGCATCGCGTGACGGTGGGAGGCACGCCTATCCCCCCTCCCGTTCCGCCGCCAGTGCCAACAGCAGCACGGGCGTTCATCCTGTACGAAGCCCAGCAGCTAACCCCAGTCCAAAACCTCTTGTTGTCAGACCTACGCAACGACCAGTACCTGAAGCAAAAGAAACTCCAGATCCTCGACCAGAACGCCCTGGGACCGAAGGGCAGTCAGGTGCCGAAAGTTCAAGCCGCACTCAAAGCGTCGGCAGGCAAGCCGCTTCCACTCCTCGTCCTGTTCGACGAGGCTGGTTCGGTCGCATCTGTCGTTGATCTGCCGGACACCGTTGCCGCCGTGGTGGCCGTACTGAAGGAGGCCGGACTGTGAGTTACACCAGCCCCATCTTCGATAGCTGGTCTGATCGTTGGCTCGACGTGGATTTCCGCGCCAACGTGCCGGAGGGAATGAGCCTCGGAGCGGTGCCGCAGAGCGATGACACGTTTCGCGGTCCGCAGTTCGAAGAGTCGTTTCCGCTGATGACTGATGCTGAGGTCAAGGACTTTATCGAGGATCAGGATCAGCACGGAGGGAACCTCGACCGACTCGTCACTCATCGGTATGACCAAAACGGTGAGGGGACTTGCACCTGTAACGCCGGGGCGGCGAAGTACAACATCCTGGCGGCGCGGCAGTTCGGCCGCGATCGCGTGATTCCGCAATCACCGATCAGCATCTATATGAAAATCGCCAGCGGGCCAAACACGGGCTCGGCCGTTGGCGATTGTCTCGACCAGCAGCGGAAGACGGGCTCGCTTCCTATCGACACGCCGGAAGCTCGTGCGATCATGGGCGAGTACGCCAGCGGTGCTCACTTCATGCGGGCTGTTGGGTACGATCGGAGGCTTTACAAAGACGGCTGGGAAACGACCGCCGACTGGTTCAAAGTTCACGAGTTCTATCAGATCGACTCTGCGGCGGGATTCAAGACGGCTCTGTGTCGCGGCTGGCCTGTTCACTATGGCCGGTCCGGGCATTCGATTCTTGGCGTTCGGCTGGCGATCAAATCGGGGACGATCTACGTGGTCTATCTTAATTCGTGGGGCGCGTGGGGTGAGGAGTTGAATGGCATTCGTGCCTACGGACTCGATTCGCCATCTGCCTACGGGACCGGGGCACAGCGGTACGGCGCCCATTGTGCCTGCTCAGTAATTGTGCCGCCGTGGGAGATGAAGTGACATGGCACGACGACGAGGGGGCGGATTACGCGGGCGGTTGGATCGGCTGGAAGGCAACGCCCATCAGACGATGTGGACGGCACAGCAGGCGATTCAGGTTTTGCGGGAAGCGTGCCTGGGCTTGCTGGAAGAGCTACAAGACGGGGTGACGATCGAGGTCCGGAAGACCGGCAACCTGATGGATTTCTTCAGCGGGCAAACCGACGTGCTTCCGCTGTCAATTCGGATCGTGCCCCGCGAACCAACGGACGAAACCCTGCCCCCTGCCTCTTGACCCCTGACCCTTGCCATGTCCACCGAAAACATCATCACGATTTTTACCGCGTTGGCCTTTGGTCCGGCAATGGCCGTAGTGCTGCTGCGATGGGTGTTGGCCAGGGCGACCAAGCAAGACGAATTACTCCAGAGCCAGTCGGTGGAGTTGGCCGCCCTACGTCAGCGGATCGACTCGCTGGAAGGGCGCGATCGCAACGAGCTACAGTCGCGGATGGACAAGTCTACAGCCGTCGAGGAAAAGCTGGTCTGCGCTGTTGACCGCATCTGCGGGCATGCCGAGCGGCTGTGCAATGGCATCGCCGCGCTGGAACGAAGACTGGATGCGCGCACGTGCCAGCTTCCGGACGCGGTGCTGGCTCGGGTCCGGGAGTGGATGCAGGAATACGGCCGAGCAGGGCCGTCATAAGCGAGCCCCAATGGCCGCCATAACAGGACGACTCACATGGCCCCCAATACCACCAACATAGCCGAACTCGGCCGCCGCTACGGGGCCTGCGCGGAGGCTATCGACTGGGCGAGACGCAAGTGTCGCGATGCGCGCGAAATCTGGGTGCAAGCCGACGCGGAAAAGCTGCTCTGGATCGCCTCGCAACCGGGGATTTTGACCACCGATCAGCTGCGCAAATTCGCGGAGGAAGCCATCCGCGAAACGCCGCCGCCGGAAAAGGACCTGATTCGCCTTCGGGCCTGTCTCGACGGGACGGACGGACTGACCTATCCGGACGACTGTCCCCGCGAGCGATGGGCGGCGCTGGCCGTGGCGGCCCGCGGCCAACTTCCAGGCGGGACTCGCGGCGATGTGCAGCGACGGCACGCGGCGATTTTACGACGGGTTTGCCCGCAGCCGTTCGCAAAGGAGGCGCGCCGGTGACCACAGTCGTTGATTTCACATCCAACGGAACATGGACCTGCCCGGCCGGCGTGACGAACGCGAAGGTCGAAGTGTGGGGAGGCGGAGGCGGCGGGCGGAATCCGAAGCCGGCCAAGGGTGGAGCTGGCGGCGGCGGTGGAGGGTACGCTCGCACGGACGCCGTCAGCGTTACGCCAGGGGTCGGTTACGACGTCGTGGTTGGAGTGGGTGGGGCACCGAACGGGAGCGGCGGTGTGTCGAGCTTCGGCCGTGGGACAGTGAGCGCGATGGGTGGCAGCGCAGTTTATGGTGCCGGTAGCGCAGGCGACGTGAAAAATAATGGTGGGACTGCCGGTCCGACTGGCAGCACTGGCGGCGGCGGCGGCGGATCGTCCGCCGGAACCGTTGCCAATGGCAACGCCGGCCAGTATGCCAGCGGCAGCACGGGCGGCGCGGGCGGGATTGCTCCGACCGGCGGCTGGGCCGGAGGCCGGGGCGGCGACAACGGCCAGCCGGGAGCCAACGCGGTGGGCTACGGCTGCGGTGGCGGCGGGGCCGGAGCGGGTTCGACCGGCGGCTACGGAGCGCAGGGGTTGGTCCGAATCACCTACGAGGAGCCGG